TACATCCGCGCAATCTCAGGGTCGCCCTGATCGTCAACAGGCGACACCTTGATCGCAGGACGAGACTGCCGCATGTCGCCAGTGACCTGACGGATGAACTGCGGCATCCGGTTGACCGTGATGCACGGGCGGCCCTGCGCTTCACGCTGCCGGCGAACATCAGGCGGCCACTGATCCCCAGCGACGAACTTCAGATCAGACAGAGCATCGTCACGGTTATCGCGGTCGGCTTCCCATGCGAGATTAAACCGCTCCATAACCTGACGATGCTCGGGCTTCTTGCCCCCCTTTTTCATTCCGTCAGGTTCGATCATGTGAAGACCAAATATCCGTTCACATCACCGGCAGCCGGCGCGGTATTATCGCTTTCAGCCTGACCCGTTGTGATGCGGTAGGAAATGCCGTTGGAAAACGGAATGCCGTAAACGAGAGGAGTGCTAACAATGGGAGCGGTCCCAGTGGCACCGGCAAACATTGTGAAAAGAGGAATGTCGGATGATGTCGGGGCCGTAGCCATGTCATAAATCTTGATGAAACGCCCGGATGCGGCGTAGTTAGTTATAAGCCCACCGTAAAGCCGCCCCGGCGTCGCTTTCACGACAACGCCGGTCGTGTTGGCAGCCGAACGGATCGCCCTTGTGACCAGCGTTTCACCGTGCTGAATGATTTCAAACCCATTCGCCATTTCTTAAACTCCTAGCCATCCGCCCGAATGCTGCGGCGGGACTGCGTAGTGCTCGACTTCATCGAGCTTGGGGACGGCCTTGCGTGTCGCCTCAAGGGCGTATCGCAGCGCGTCGATGACGTGGTTCTTCTTGTCCTCAAGGACGGGTAGAATTTCGTTCGTCAGCTTGTCGGTCTTCCACGAATAGAGCGTGAGTTCATCAATGAGGTGCGTGCACTTGGGATGCACCACGATGTCCACGCTTTTCAGGAACTCAACGCCATCCTTGACGCTGTTCGGGCCCTTCTCAGCCCCATGGATGTTGAAGCCAGCCCGCCGCATAAACGAGATCGTTTCAGGACGAGAACTGTCAGCAGTGATCGGCCATTCCCTTGACCCGCTGATCTGGTCGAATAGCTGCGGCGTCCGGTCAATCTCACAACCGATCTTGTGCGCCTCGGCATCGATGTAGAGCGTCCGATCCCACAGATAGGCACGAACGAGAACGGTCGGATCGATGGCAAAGCCCCAATCCGCCCCGAAGTATGGCCGCGCGTCCGATGGAACGTCCAGGCGATCAATGCGCCAGTTCCGAAAGACGCGGGCCTCGCTGTTCCTCTGATACTCGCCTAGCCAGATGTGAGCGTATTTGTCAGGGTCTCGTTCCCGATCCCACTCAAGCTCCTGTTTCAGGACCGCAGGAAACCAGCGATTGTCCGACCACAGCACCCGCTTGACGAGAGCGCCGGGCGGTTCCTTTTCCCTGAACATCACGTCAATCGGATCGCTCTTGAACCGTGGGTTCCATGAGAACCACAGTTCCGAGCCTTCCTTGCGGATCGTGGGGATGAGGATGTCTAGCGAGGACTGGGAGACGGTCGCCGCCTCTTCAACCCACGCGATGTCGATGCCTTCTAGAGACTTGATGCTTTCCGGGTTCGTCCGAAGACCCGCGAATATAAACTCAGTCCCGTTCTTGCCCTTGATGTCTGTCAGGGTCGAGGAATAGAACCCGTCAAGCCCTAACGCCTTGATCTTGTCTTCTAAGAGCCGCTTGACCGAATCCGCGATGCTCTTCTGAATCTCACGGGCGCAAAGAATGCGTGTCGGCTTCTGCGCTCCAATCAGCACAAGAGCCGTGGCTATCGAATGTGACTTGGCGCTCCCTCGACCGCCATAAAACGCTTTGTAGCGGTGAGGCTGGAATAGCCCCTCGAACGCTTCAGGAAGTTGAACCTGGGACAAAGCTCACGACGATGTTGTTTTGGATCGGCCCGCCGTCTTCATCGCCCATCACCTCGACAGACTGCGCCGGCTTGCCGTAGCCACGATCAAGGATGCGAGACGCCGCATCGACCCTCACTCGCTCGTCGTCGCTGTCCATGGCAGACACAAGCGTTAGCAGTGCCTTTTCAGTATGAGAGCGAGCTAGGCCGGCAAGGTTCTTCTGCGCTTGGCGCTTAATGTCGGATCGCGACACGATTGCTGCTCCGCGCCTTGTTAATCAATGTGATAAGCATTTACACAACCATGAAACCCGGATCGTTCGGATAGGGCTCAAACTTCTTGCCCAGGACAACCCGCTTTGCTGCGTCCTCAGTCGGACACGCGCACACGATAGCGCCGTCTTCCCTCACGACCCAGAACGGGAAGTCGCTTGCCGGGCGGTATTCAATCGTCATGACCAGCCTCCGTTGCGACCGTGGGTTTGGCTAGGCAGTTGATCTGGGCGGAGAACCGTATGGGTCGGCCCGCCGCCAACCGTGGCGCTGCCAGAAGCCCCCATTGAGGGGCTGGTCACCCGATACCCACGCGGGCAAACGATGCTGTTGCATATGGTGCCGGGCGGGCAAGCACAGCCACCGATAGGCGCGCCGGTCCATTCGCGGGTAGGCGGAAACGACACAACCTGAAGCCGAGCAATGCGCCCCTTGATCTCTGCCCACTGGTCGGCGGACGGCGCTTCACCGAACGATGCCGAGTAGCCTTCAAGCCACGCCTGAAATTCCGAGATCGTCATGACAGCCAATCCATGATTGCCAGCGTAAGGGCTGTGCCGATGGGGACGATGAGGGAATAGAGGATCACTCGAACAGTTCCACGGCGAAGCGGTAGCCAATGCGCCCGATGATCACCGCCACCAGTGCGAGGCAGGCGAAGAAGCCAGCGGCAAAGGTCAACATCGCCAGCCTCCGAATGAAGAAGGGCTCCCGAGTTTCCCCGAGAGCCCCGCTGCCAAGCGCGCGAAAGGACTAGTCGATCTTGATTTCGTGCGAGGCGGCATCAAGGCGAGCCCCACACTCGATAAGGTTGCGAACCAGAGCGTCAACATCGCCCCTGCTCATCCCATCAAGCGCCTCAACGGGGATCTCAACGAAGGCAAGCCCGCACTGCATCTTGATCGACATTTGCGCACCTTCTCTCAACACAGCCCCGCATCGTCGGGTCGCTGACCGGTTCCCGTGGTGTGCTTAGGACCGGTGTTCGATGCCCGGTCGGAACCCGTCGCTGTGTATGCTGTCAGTCGGGCCGGGCTTGATACCGGCTCCCCATCTCCGCTGGTCTCCATTGCCCTCTTTCGAGGCGTCCCAGTTCGCCGGGCGTCTGGATGGGTTAGTGACGACTCTCAGCGTGTCCATCCACGCCGCCGACTGATCTCTGCCCGGACGCAAGTCCGAGCCTGAATATAGCTACGCCCGCCGCGAGAAATGCAGCGGTGGCACATGGCTATTGCCTATGCCGTCCGGCCACTACAGGGGCCAATTCAGCCGCATAGCGGCTGCGTTGTCAATCACAATACCGACGCCGCATTGGATGTCAAGCAGCCATCTCGATCACAGATGCGTCAACACTGATCTCAGTTGAGCGGCCCAAAATGTTCATGAGGATCGACACACGATCCCGCGTCGTCTTTTCCACGATGCCATCAAGTCCACCGAACGGACCTTCCTTGACCTTGACATGCTCACCCTTGGCGAAACCATGCCCGGCCACCTTGGCAACGAACTCGCCGCCAGCCTGACGGCTTGAAAGATCGTTGATGTCCTTCTGCGAAATCTTGCCGACCACCATTGAGACGTGCTTGCAGTCCACCATCCCCAGCCGGTAGCCCTGCCCTGTCACGAACACGTATCGCTGGAATAGCGGCTCGTTGAACTTGCGCCGGAGCATTCGCTGTTGATTGGTCCGCATCTCCACCGTCTGCGGATACCATGCCGTATAGCCGGCCTCCCGAAGCGCCTCAGCGGCTTTCTTCTCCATCCTGGGCTCGACTAGCAGGACGTGCCAAGTGCCCGCCTGTGGGGCCGGCTGAAGCGGCGATGTCTCATCAATGAACCGCCATTGCTGCTTCTTCTTCCAAAGCTGCGGCCTGATTGATCTGGCCTTTGCGGCTCTGGTCATGAGGCGGGCGATGCGGTAACTCATTCGTTTGCGCCTCCGCAAATCAGTTGGATGATTACACCACACTCATTGCAAAAACGCAAATTTAGACGCGGTTACCGAGTTTCCTCTTGCGGCCTCGACGTGCCATTCAGCCTCTCACAATTCCGATTGCGGTTCGGGTGATCGTGAGACCGACAACAGCCGCCACGATACCGATCGTCGTCGGGTAGTGAGCCCATACGAAGATCAATCCGGGCATGGTCGCCCCAAGCATGACGCCGGCAGCCACTGATGACGCGATGAGCAGGAGAGCCATGATTGCGCGGTAGGCCATCCTTCACTCTCCTGTGGGCTTGGCGGGTCGCATGTCGGCGGCAACGCGATGGATCGCGGCGGCTACCTCTAGCGCCATCTCGACTGTCATGATGATGCGGCCGAAATCGTCCTTGCCATCCACCTCTAAAAGACCGAGGCCGTCAGAATCCGGGCGAACGGCAACAAAGTTTCCGCGCTGATCGAAGACCCTGATGTGCATCTCCACGTCCAGCTTCTCGCTCATGCTGCGCTCCTCTGTGCCTCACTCGATGAACAGGCGCTTCACTGGGTCGAAGTCCAAATCCACTTCGCCCGGCAAGCCCATGTCCGGCTGATGCCTGATCTTCTTCACAAGCACTGCCGTCAGAGTGTCCATTTCCAGATTCCCCTTTCGGGCAATAATGACGCCGATGTCTGCCTTGTTTGCAAAGTGCGCGCTGTCAGAAATGTCGTACAACGATAGCTGATCCGGGCCTTTTTCCTTAGCAGATTTTGTCGGATGCGCCACGATTACCACAAGAACATTATAGCTGCTGGCGAACCGCTTCAACTGACGGATGGCTCGCCCGACATATTCTGTCTGGCTCTCGTCCCGTCGCCTTAGATGATCGACTTCGTTCCACGGATCGATGACGATGCACTTGGCACCGTGCCGGATGACCGCAGCCTCAGCCCGTTCGATAAGCCAGGAAATGTCCGCGTCATCGTCACACTCGGCATCAGGGCCGATGAAGACAAAGTGATCCGCCACCCACCGTTCGGCCCGGTCCTCTTCCGCCTTCGTCCAGTTGATCTTCCGGTCAACCCACTTGGGCTTGTCGAGAAAGGCAGCCCCTAGCGCGTCCACCACATAGGGCCGGATCATCATCTCGAATGAGGCGATGGCCGTGACCCAGCCGTATTGCCTCGCCAGATTGGCAACGAGTTGCTGCGTCCATGTGGACTTGCCCTGCCCTGCAAATCCCGTAACGACCATGAGCGCCGGGCTGTAAAGCTTCACGTGCTTGTCGAGGCTCTTCCATCCGCTGGACAGGCCCTGAAGCGGCGGCGGGATCGGAATGTCAGCCAGACGGTAGAGCCCCGAAACCGGGTATTCCTTAGCCTGATTAATGATGCGGATGACCTCAGGCCCGCCATGGCTCACCAGAACGTCGTTGAAGTCCTTGCATCCTTCTGGATATGCCACCCACGAACAGCGCAGCCGGTCCAGACGCCGCACCAGTTCCTCGGCAAGCCGCTTGCCTGGCCCGTCGTTGTCCGTGGCGATGATGATCCGCTTGATGCCCTTCAGCCGATCCCAGTTGTTGTGGATGAAGCTGTATTTGGTGTCGTGGTCGAGGTCCGTGACTTCCGACACAGGCCCCTCGGGAGGCGCACCATCAGGGACGGAGACGGCGAAGGGATAGCCTGCCTGGATTACCGCAAGAGCGTCCATCTCGCCTTCGGTGATGACCAGCGCATGTGTCCCCGCCTTCAGCGCGGGATCGTCCAAAACGTCGGCATTCCAGAACGTCTTCCGGGCGTTCGGCTTCTGCCAGAACCGCTTCTGAGGCCCGCGATACTTGGCCCCGATTTCCTTCTCGCCTTCGATGAACGGGAAGACGAGGATGTCGCCGGCATCGTCAGGCGTGACGGAACCACTCTCGCCGCGCCGCGCGGTGTAAATCCCCAAGCGGGTCGCGAGTTCGGGATCGATCCCCCGCTTGTCGAGCCATGCCAGATGCGTCGTTCCCAGCATTTTCAGCGCCCTTCCATCCGCAGTGGTGGCAGTTCCACCGGCATCCTTCGGCAGTGACTTGGACCGACAGGCACGGCTCGGATTTGTTGCGCCTGAGGTGTGAGCACTTGGGGCATTTGGTCTTCTGGTTGCCCATCCGGTGTGGATTTGCCCGGATTTGGTATTTCGCGAAGATGTCCGCCGCGCTCATACCGACCCCCACACCCGTTTCGGCGGATCGCGAGTTCGCATCCGGCTTTCGATTGTTCGTCTGATCCACGGCACCGGATCGGCTGGACGCGCCTCGCTGGCAGCGTCGATTGCCTCAAGCACGATCACGGCTTCGTCGTTCGCCAGCTTCAGCCAGGAGCCGATGAGGGTTCGCGCCTTGGGGGCCGGCATCCCAGTCATTGCCTCGACGGAAGTTCTGCCACGCTCGAAAAGATCGCCTCGAAAATCTGTCGGGGCCGCTTGCGGCGCAGTCGAAGGTTTTCTCTCGACCGTAGGGAGAGAGATAACCTGAGAATGTTCTGTATCTGTCTCTGTATATGGGGGCGTTGCAGAACGTTCCTGCAACGTTGCATCACCGTTGCGCTTGGTCTCTCGGTGCTTGCGGGAACGTTCCGTGCTGCTGTCGCTCTCAAATTGGCGCTTCTTCCAAGCCCCAACCTCCTGCCCCTCGATCATTCCAAGCTCTTGCATTGCCTGGAAAACCTGATCGATGACCGTCGCCGGCTCTCCAAGGACAGCGGCAACGCGGCGTGAAGTCGTATCGAAGCGGCCACCGTCATTGCACTCAGCGGCGCTCTCAAGAATGGCGTGCCATGTGGCGATGGCAACAGAACGAGAACACCCGACAATGACGGCCACCTCGGCCAGCTTGTCGTCCTTCACCGTTCCGGAGTAGGCGCGATACCAGCGGCTCATGCTGCCTCCCACGGAAGGATCGAAACGCAGGCGCTCGCGATGCCGGGGGTGCGCTCCACCACCAACTTGTGCAGCAGCCTGTCATCTGGCGTGATCTTGTGCTTGACCATGAGGTCGAGGACGGCCTTGGCGCGGTTGTCGATGTCGCCTGGCGTCTTCTCAGGAAGACGAATGATGGCCTGATAGGGACCCTGGATCTTGCTGGGCCGCTGTGACGCTATCGCCCATCCGGCCTCCTCAATCCACGCCTTATAAAGCGCCGTCTTTACGCGCCCGCGACCGGGAACGTTGCTGAAGCACATGTTCAGCGATGGCGGGACGGGAACTGAGAAGGCCGTGCCATCCATCAGGCGACCTCGTATTCTTCTGTCGCTGGGTTGAAGCGCAGAGCCCCATTGGCGAGCAACGCCGCAACGCAACGGTTAAGCGAGCCGTGAATCTTGAAGTGCGCGCTGTCTGATGCGCACACGTGGAGATTCTCAGGGCGATTGTCATCCTTGACGCAATTGATGTGATGGACGCGCTCGTTCTTATCCAAGAAACGCCCAACTACCTGCTCTGCCACAAGAACATGCTCATAGACGTTGCCGTGGCGGTCCATGCGAGGGTGCTTTAAAACCTTTACAAGGACGTGATGGCCACCGCTGTCTCTGTGTTTCTTTATTTTGTTCCCAACAACGTCAAGGCGCTTTTGCTTGGTTCTGCACACCATAGAGCAAAACGGCCTATGACCCCTGCTGGCGTTCCCCGCCTCCTGAAGCATACGCATTCCACAGCACGAGCAGTTCTTTGGCAGGAAGTAGCGAGAAACTGGACGCCCGCGATATTCGACCTCCTTGCGGAGCTTGCCGCCGTCGATTTCGACAAAGCCAGGCCACTCAATTGACGGAGACTGGCCTTGCTTCAATGCGAAGACACGCTTTCTCCCATTCACCCCCAAAGCACCGGAAGCGCCTGGATCAATACCCATCACCACACGGTCACGCATGAACGCGCTCCCCGTATCGGTCATAGGTGTTGAGCAGATAGAGGATCGTCGTGTGATCCCGCTTCATCCGCCGCGCCACGTCGTTGAGGCTGTATCCCTGCTCTCTGAGGTAATGGCTAATGCGGGCGCGCGCCTTCACGAAATGTGCCTTCCTGACCTTGCAGATAACGTCATCGGCGGTCACGCCAAGGTCGTTGCACAGAGCCTCAACGAGAACCTTGAGCGGCGTCTTGAGAGACGCGATGTCAGGCACCGGACCCATGACAACGCGCACTGGCCCGATGGGCTCGGGATAGTGGCGAAGGTCATAGAGGCTGCGACGGCGGGCGGCAGGCGGCATCATCAGACGCCGCCGAACCTCGGAATAATGCCTGATCAGAGATTGTTCGTTCACGTCTCGTCTCCGATCTCAGGTGCGACCCGAAGGGCCATGCGTTCCGTCCACACCGCGAATCTGAGCCCGCAGCGCATCAGCAGTCGGGCCGTAGAAATCCGCGTCGATGCGATCCAGGCGGCCCATGAGGCGCGCAACCGTGTCGCGAAGTTCCTGAAGCTCATTGTTCGCCGCCTTCATCTCAGCCTTCGCTGTGCATTTGCGAAGCTGGTCCAGTTCCTCGACCCTGACCCGAACGCGGCCATCCGCGTGCCAGACAGAACGTGCTCGGCTCCATTTCCAGCGCAGGCGATTGGCGGCAGTCGTGATGCGGGACTTGACGTTCTCGCCGTCCCTAGCCGGGGCGACTTCCCGAATAAGCCGGGCGGCCTCTAGCGTGGCGGTTGTCACGATACGCACTCCTTGGAATGACGACTTCTTGGCGGACATCTCCGACTACTCCTGTGGTGAGGTTTGCTCACCGAACAGGAGGCGACGGAGGCCACATGGAGGACATCAAGACCATTCTCGACCGGGTGCTTGCTGGCGTTGGCGAGATGGTTGCTGAAAGAAAAAGCAGCTTCATTCACGAAGCCGCAGTTGGCGTGCCTGGGGAGGTCCGCGACCAGCGGGAGGGAAGGACGGTCGCTATTGAAGGCACGCGGGAGAGCACATCGGCGGGAACCCGCCTCCTGCCAGTCGTTTCTCAGACAGGAGGCGGAAAGAGCCCAAAACCCGGCATTGCCGCCGAGAGTTGTCTTCACCGGCCGATGAAGGGCGGTCATGCGATCACCAGTGCGGCGATGCAGGCGAGAATGGGGAGGCCGATCACCGACACGGACAGCCAGAAGTGATGCACCGCGATGTGCTCGGCAGTGTCTGCGGCGCGGGTGAAGCCGTTGGCGAGGCGGTCGATCATGACGAACGCCTCCGGTCCAGCCATTCACAGAACTCATCGACGCCGTTCAGGAGCCAGATGCCGGCACCGACGCCGGCCACGAACACGGTGATCTTCAACTCGGAGATGGCGGCCATGGCGCAACTTCCGGCGAAGAGAGCGATGCACACGACAATCCTGCCCATCACCGCACCGCCCATGAACCGATGACGCAGCACAGGCCGAACAGAACCAACTGCACGAACAGGTTCGGGTCCATCACAGAACCCCCGTCCAGAAAAGGAAGATCAGAGCAGCCGCAAGCGCGATGCAGGGGCCGAATGCGATGAGGTGGACGGTCCAGTCGTCATCGTTCATCGCCTACCCCCGGTTGAGCAGGTTGCAACGAATTTTAGATAACGCCAAGAAAACACTAGGGATTCACCGGATTGCCCAAAGGCACGCAACAGCCCGTAATACCGCCCTCGCATAGCAGAGGGGGAATTGATGCTATCGTTGCAGTGCTTCGACACGCTGGCAGTTCGCGCAGGTATCCACGCATTCATCATCACGTATGCCCGCACCCCAAAGGGGCGGAAGAAGCTGCTGGAGGCCATCGCGCTCTTGCAGGAGCACGCGCTGGCGTCGCAGATCACGCCCATCTCGGGACAGCACAAGACAACGCCACGGCAGCGGGAAACGCTGGTCGAGGGCCAGATGTATCTAGAAGCGATACGGGACTTGCTGGACGGGGGCAGGGTGTAAGTCATGCCTCAAACCCGATGAAGTCTTCGTGGCTCAGTGCGCCGCCAGAGGCTGCGACGATCTTGCCGACAACGGATGCAGAGGGATTGGAGCGCTGACCGTTCAGCAGCATCGAGACATAGGACGGGCTAAGACCGGCACGCTCGGCAATGGCCTTAGCCGTGATCCCGTTGCTCTTGATTTTCGCGGTCAGCGCTTTCATGCGCCATTTATAACCGGGAGTGAAATTCACTGCAAGTGATTATTTCACTGAGATGGGATGGAGCCGCGCCGTGATTCGTTGGCACCATGGCCACATGGTCAAGAACGCGCGAAAGCAGTACCAGCCGACCTTTCTCCGGGCATGGCGGAAGCACCGTCACCTGACGCTGGAGCAGTTGGCCGAGCGCGTTGATATGAAGGCCAGCGCCCTGTCCATGCTTGAGCGCGGACAGAGCGGATACACACAGCCGACACTTGAGCGGCTGGCCGAAGCGCTGAACACCGATCCCGCGTCGCTCATCATGCGAGACCCGTCCAATGCGAACAGGCTTTGGTCTATTTGGGAACAGGCACTTCCGGCGGAACGGCAGCAGATTGAGGCTGTCGCTGATGCTCTTGTTCGCACTCGCAAGGCCAGCTAGCGCCGATCAGCTCGTTCTCGGCTGCACCTTCAACGCTTTTGGTAGCGCCGACCAGCTCCGCTTTACCCTGGTGTTCAATCAGGCGACCCCCAACGTCGTGACCGTTGTGGGGAACAACGGCTCGGCGGAAGCTGCCACAATACGGACTGCCGACGTGCTAACCGTAATCGAGACGACGCGCCTTGGTGTGTCCTTGATGACAATCAGCATCCTGTCCGGGCAGGTCTCCGAGGCGACCTTGACACGCCATATGGTCATTGGAAGCCGTTCCGTCCGGTCGATGTTCACCGGCTCCTGCCCCGTCCAGCGCTGAAAATAATTCACCGTCAGTGATTTTTTGCTTGCGCTAGTATTTCACTTGTGGTGAAGTGCCTCCATCAGATCGCAGATGGAGAGCGACATGCCCCTTAGCCGCAAAGCGATGATCTCGGTCCTTACCGCGATCCAGAACAGCCCCGAACATAGGGACCGCGACATCCTGACGTTCTCCGCGTTCCTCGATGACGCGGAACTCGGCAAGCACATCACCGACAACTTCAAAGTGCTTGGGCTTGAGAGCCGCCGCTATGCGCTCGAAGCCGCCCACCGCGCCGTCAACGCTGCCTGACGAACGGAGAGCGACATGACACTGACCCTCCCCACCCTCCCGATGTACCCCACGCACCGCGACTGGTCGGGCCTGAATGACGACCTGCGCCATCAGGTGATGCTGATCAGCGAGCACATGGAACGCTTCGCCGTTCTGGTCAGCGAGAACGCCAGCAGCAACGGCGGGCGTGTTCCGAGCAGAATGGTTCGTGAATATGTCTCCGATGCGCTTATCGCGGCCATCGAAGACATGACATCGGCAATTGAGATAAATCGCCAAGAAGCGATGGAGGCCGCGTGATGCGCGACGCAATCAATACGGACCGTTTCATTGTTCCGCCGTCTGTTGTCCTAGAGCAGCAGCTTCACATGATCAGGGACGACATCGAGAACATTACGAGACGGCTCCCGACATCTGACTTCTACCTCATTCGAGAGCATCGCAGCCAGCTTCGCGAGATTGCACGACTGGCCGCAGAGGCTGTGCAGAAGATTGACAGCAGAGAATGGGCCGGAAAATGACATCGCAAATTAGCGTTGACACGCTGAAAAAGCTGCTCATCTGCGACTTTGAAGCCGGGACACTCACGTGGCTTCCAAGAGATCGGTCGATGTTCAAGAGCGACCTGAGTTTCCACGCGTGGAATAAGCGATTTGCAGGGAAGGAGGCGCTCGCTACCAAGGATAAGACTGGGTATTTTTACGGCCCAATTCTTGGCAAATGGCACAAAGCCCACCGTGTTATTTGGGCTATGAAGCATGGGTACTGGCCGCCGCAAGAGATTGATCACATCAACGGTGACGGCACGGACAACCGACTAGAGAATCTTCGGGCCGTTTCGCCTAGACAAAACCGGCGAAATCAAAAGACGCCGAAGACAAATACAAGCGGCGTACTTGGAGTCTACTGGTGTAAGCCTGATAGAAAATGGAAGGCGCAAATTAAAATCGACGGAAGGAAGATTCACCTCGGAGCGTTCTCAACAATAGAAGACGCCGCCGAAGCCCGCGCAGCAGCAAATGTGAGATTTGGCTTCCACGAAAATCATGGGAGAGCCGCATGAGGACCGACATCGAAATCCCGCGCATCGAAGCCATTGCCGAGCGCCTGCGGGCTGAGTTCCCAGAACTGGCGGACGATGAGGTTCTGCGCTTCGACACCCTTGATGGTGAGGCTCCAGTCTCGGAAGTCCTCCGCCACATCGTCAAGGAAATGGCTGTCGCTGACGCCTTCGCATCCGGGCTTGCCGGGATGATCGAGGACATGGGCAAGCGGAAGGACCGCTTCGTCAATCGCGTCTCCTACTGCCGAGCCATGATCGAGCGCGTCATGTCCGCTCTGGGTGTGAGCAAGATTACGCTTCCCGAGGCGACGCTATCCATCCGCCCCGGCCAGCCCAAGGTGGTGATCGGGGCTGAGAACGAGATTCCCGCCGAGTTCTTCCGGCACGAAATCAAGCCGAACCTGTCAGCCATCCGCGATGCGCTGAAGGCGGGAACGGCAGTCCCTGGTGCGAGCCTGTCCAACGGGGCTCCGAGTTTGACGGTGCGCATGACATGAGCGGCGAGCCCATCAACGTGCTGGAAATTGCCGCCCGCAAAGGCTCGTTCGTGGTCGGCAAGGGATGGCGCAACGAACAATTGCGCCTGCGCTGCACCAACCTTGTTGCGGCTGGCCTGATGGTCAAGCGGCACGGCGAATACATCATCACCAGCAAGGGCCGGAAGGTTCTGGCGGAGGACACGAAATGACCCCCGAAGCCATCAAGGAACTTAAGAAGCCGCTTGACCCCAAGAACGTCGCCAAGCGCACGCAGTCTGGTCGCCAGCTTGATTACGTCGAAGGCTGGTTTGCCATTGCCGAGGCCAACCGCATCTTCGGTCACGATGCATGGGCATCCGAGACGGTGGACATCAGGTGCGTTGCCGAGAAGCCCCGCAAGATCGGCAGGGACGGCAAGGATGGCTGGGGCGTGTCCTACGTCGCCCGCGTTCGCATCACCGTTGACGGTGTGGTCCGTGAGGGTGTCGGCGCTGGTCACGGCATCGATGCCGACCTCGGGCTGGCCCATGAGAGTGCCATCAAGGAAGCTGAGACGGACGCTAGGAAGCGCGGGCTGATGACCTTTGGCTGGCCTTTCGGCTTGGCCCTCTATGACAAGAGCCGCGAGAACGTGGCTTCGGAACCGGCTGGCAATCCCGCCAGTCGCGGCGCGGGGGCTGTTGCTTCCCCGGCGGCTCCCGCGCCAGCCAATCCAAACCTCTACACAAAAGAGCAGCAGGCGTACCTGCGCCTCGCTCTCCCGATAGCCGAGAGGTGCGACGACTACCACGAGTTTGTGACGTGGTGGACCGGCGAAGCCGACAACAGGTTCAGTGCCTTCGTTGTCGAGGGAACCAAGGCATACGCCGATCTCATTGAGGGCCTGAAGCCGATCAAGGACCGGCTGATGACGCAGAAGCAGCAGATCGTGGATCCGGTGTGATGCCCTCCGAAAAGCGCCCCGTCTTTGTCGATCCTCGCCACCTTCAGGACCGCTGGCGTGATGGGCTGGTCCGCGTTGAAGTAAAGCGCCCGCGTTCCGTACAGCATAACGCGCTTTACTGGTCGCAGCTTCACGAAATCGTGGCGTCCGGCGCGACTAAATACCCCACCGCCGAGCACCTTCACGATGCAATCAAGGCGGAAATGGGGTATGTTTCGCCAGTATATCAGCTAGACGGAAGCGTTGTCTTTGTTCCCGACAGCACTGCGTTTGAGAAGATGACGCAAAAAGACTTCAACGCCTTCTATGAGAGGGCCATCGAATTAATCCAGACGCATCTTGGAATTGATGTGTCGCAGCTAGAGAGGGCAGCATGACAGACCGTTACGACATCGCAGTTTCCGAGGAAGGCCAGGACGGCAAGCGCCGCTGGCAGAACATCGGCGTCATGTTCCCGTCCAAGAAAGGCGACGGGTTCAACATCAAGATTGCCGGGCCGCATGGTGTGTCGTGGCTGTCTGCCTTCCCCGCCAAGCCCAAGGAAGACCGCCAGGGCTCCCGTCCTGCGGCGCGGGATGATGACGCGGATAGCGTGCCGTTCTGATGCGCCGCTCGCTTTCCACAAAGGCCCGCGCGGCACTGTTCCTTGACCACAAGGGGCAGTGTCACATCTGCGGCGGCCTGATCCAGCCGGGTCAGGCGTGGGAAGTCGAGCACGTCATTCCGCTGGCGCTGGGAGGCGATGACGAGCCGCACAACATGCGGCCCGCTCACGCCAAGTGCCACAGGACGAAGACGGCAGACGATGCGACGAACACCGCGAAGGCTAAGCGACGGGAAGCCAAGCACAACGGCTGGCGAGCCCCTAGCAAGCGCCCCATGCCCGGCTCGCGTGCGAGCGGGTGGAAACAGAAGTTGACAGGCGAATGGGTGAGACGATGAGCAGGGCACTAGAAGCGGCTGTGAAGGCTGTCGGGCGCGTTGAACTGTGGGATGGCGACAAGTGCGTCAACGTCCTCACAAAAGCCGCCATCCTCGCACTGAAGGAGGTGGTCAATGCCGGTTGAGGTTCGCTATCGGGGCAGAGGCAAGGCCCGCTGCATTGACGAGATCGTGGCGCAGTATTGCAGCTTTCAGGTCGAGCAACTGGACGACGCTAGCTGGTATCTCGGTGTCGAGGACTGCAACGGAGATTATTACCAGTTCTGGTTTGGCACCGAGAGCGGGCGCGGCAAGGTCGCGTTCACGCATCAGGAGGCGACGCCGGCCCGAGCCGCACTGAAGGAGGCGGTCAATGCTGCTAACCCCTGAGACGCTAGCCGAACGCTGGCAGGTTTCGCCGGCACTCATTCGCAAGATGCTCGCGAAGGGCGACTTGCCAGGATTCCGCCTTGGCGGGAAGTTGTGGCGCATCAGACAGGCGGATGTGGAAGCCATCGAATGCCCGACTTCAGACTTCAGCGGTTCCGTGGTGGCTGGGCCATCGCAGAATACACCAACGGACAGCGCACGTCCCGTCGTCGGCTTGAAAGCCGCGATGCAGCAGGCGCGGCGGCAGAGTTCAGCCGCCTAACGGCGCTGGCGAACAAACCGTCAGATCCGACAGTGCATCAGCTTTGGACCCTGTATCGAGAAGACAGGAGCGGTCGCGTGATTGCACAGAACATGGAATGGAGCGGTCGCGCCATCCTCCCGTTCTTCGGAGCGATGCGCCCTGCCGACATCACAGCCGGAACCTGCCGGGCCTACACCGCCAAGCGCCGGAAGGAAGGACGCGGCGACGGGACTATCGGCACGGAGCTTGGACACCTTCGCAACACTCTGAATTGGGCGGCCAAGACCAAGATCATCCCGGCCGCCCCCGACATCGAGCGCCCTGCCAGACCCGCCCCGAAAGACATCCACCTGACACGGGATCAGGTGAAGCGGCTGATGGACAACGCCACGATGCCGCACATCCGCACCTTCGTTGCTCTCGCCATTTCGACAGGCGGTCGAGCCGCAGCCCTCTTTGATCTCACCTGGGATCGCGTCGATTTCGCGCGCGGCCTTGTGATCCTTAGCGACAAGGAACGCCCCCGACCGATGAAGGGGCGCGCAACCGTCCCCATGAATGAAAGCCTTCGCCGCGTCCTTACGGAGGCCAAGGAGGCCGCTCGAACGGCGCATGTGGTGGAGTGGGCCGGCAAGCGCGTCAAGAGCGTCAGGACCGGCCTACAGCTTACCGCGAAGAATGCGGGCGTGCCCGATGTCTCGCCGCATGTGTTCCGACATTCCGCCGCCGTGTGGATGGCAGAGGATGGCGTGCCCATGGGGGAGATCGCCTCATTCCTCGGGCACAGCGACAGCCGGATCACCGAGCGCGTCTATGCCCGCTTCACGCCGCAGCACCTTCGTCGGGCGGCCAAATCCCTCGAACTGGATTGAGGGAGTGACCACAGGTTCACGTGAACTTTTCAGGGGTTCAGAGAAGATTTCTGTAGCGCAAACGACGCTGAAATGAGACACTAAACCATGAACACAGCGCAAACGATGGATGAACAAATGCCAATGCGCTCCCTTCACACGGGAGGGGTCACAGGTTCAATCCCTGTCGCGCCCACCACTCAAACCATTGAAAACACTAGCGTTGCCAGTCCCGATGAGGGAGTGAACGCGGGTTCTGCGGAACCCAGCGCGACACTAACGGATCGTTACGGGGCGGGTGTTGAAAAGACAGACGCCCCTTCCCCCTCCCGAGACACGCCGGGACGGGAGTGGCGAGCGATTGCGAGCGCGCCGAAGGATGAAACGTGGGTGCTGTTCTACCCGCACCACATGGTCGGCTTTTGGGACCTTGGTGGCAAGTTTTGGCGGCTGGTGCTGACCATCCCGCTCAACGACGACATGACCATATCGGACAAGCACGGCGGCATTTTTTACGAGGTCGCGGCGTCATCATTTGGGATGCCGGAGCCCACGCACTGGCTCTCGCTTGACGACCTTCCACCCACCCCTCCGCAGGAGACCGGACATGAGTGAGACGCGCTATCGAGCCTTTGTCGCGGCGTGGCCCACGAAACGGGGCGGCCTCTACCCTGTCATGGACACCGTGAGCCGCACCGCCAAGGACGCCCGCAGGAAGTCTGCCGAGTATTGGGATGACGGCTGGAATGGCGCGCTCAGGCGGGGCTGGCGCATCATCCCCGTCACCGTCGTTGTCCCCACCCCTCCCCACGGCGAGGAGGGGTAGCCATGGCTGACGCGACACCCTTCTTGCAGCGGCACTACGAAAGCGCGCTGGTCGGGCTGGCGTCGAAGGGGCGGCTTGACCCGCAGCGCCACGGCCACCTGCCCCCGCACCTATGGGAGGCCCTGCGCGTCGAAATGCAGACCCGCTGGCGCGAGGCGACCGGCGAGGAATACGCCACCCTGAAGATCGAGGCCCCCACCCATGACTGACCTCACCAAGCTGGCAGATAAGGTGGAGGGGCTGACGAAGGCGCAGTGCTGGGCGCTGCAGGCCATCTCCGAGCGTCCGGGCATCACGCCATCTAGCCTCGGTCAGCGCATGGTCGAGCGACCAGGCGTTGTCCGGCGCGGCGGCAATCAGTGGAGCCACCAGGGGCTTGGTCGGATCGGCGGAACAATGATCGCCCGCCTCAAGAAGATGGGGCTCGTCTCCATTGGCTTCGGCCCGATCACAGAGGCTCGCATCACCGACAAGGGCCGCCGCGCCATGGAGAACGACAATGACCGCTGAGATGCAACGGTGGGTTCAAGACGGTGCAGAAAATGGCTGGAGTATGCCGTCTGCACCTTGGTGGAAGCGCACCCCAATCATTCGGCACATTCGTGCCTTGTATCTCAACATCCAGATTGCGCGTCACAATGCCCTTTGGTCGTCGGTCGGGATGGTCCCTACCGGCCGGGATGAGTGGATTGTCTTCGGCATCTGGCACGGCAAGGAGCGGGCGCGATGACAATGCCGGATAGGATTTGGCTACAGCAATCCGCGACCGGACCTTTCAAGGTGCTGGAACCGCACGACCGTGAGTTTTATCGCTGCACCGAATACATCCTCGCCTCCACCCACACCCGCGCCATGGAGGCGCTGAGGGAGGCGCGGGAGGCGTTGGAACGGGCGCGCGAGGATATCGGCGCTTGGGGCGCATACGCTGGCGACTACTTCCAGGAGAAGCATGCGCTCCGCGATGACATCGAAGCCGTAACCGCCGCCCTCTCCCGCATCGACGCCATCCTGAAGGAGGACGCCGCCCATGACTGACATCAACACCGCCACCCGGATCGCGGTGGAGAGCGTCCGCGCTGTCGCCGACGTATTAGGCCCGGAACTCGCCGCCAAGGACGCCGAGATCACCCGCCTCCGGGCGCTGGTCGAGGAGATGGGGAAGGCGTTAGGCGACCTCGTGACCTTGAACGATGAGCACTCCCCGTTCGGCGGCGAACTCTATCATGACCGCATCATACGGACATGGGATCGCGCCCGCGCCACCCTCGCCAAGGCCAAGGAGCAGCCATGACCGAAGACCTGCGAAAGGCCGCGCTGGCGGCACACAACGACTACGCCGCAGCATTTCCGGGGGTGTGGACACCATCCAACTTTGACGGGCAGGTAATCAGCACGTTAAGCGCCCACCGAAGGCTTGAAGGTTCGCTCGCAAGGTTTCGAGACCTCGCCAACCCCGCCGCGATCCTCGCCCTCTACGCCGAGCTGGACAGGCTACGGGAGGCAGTGCAGGAGCGCGACGACCTGCTCGATAACGAGCGAGGCGGCCGGGCTGCCGCCATAGCCCGCGCCGAGAAGGCGGAGAAAGAGCGGGACGAGGCGCAGTCAGCCTGCACCGCTTGGCAAGGCGTCTATGAGTCCCTTGAAGCGCACTTGAAGGACAGGATCAACATGCGTGACGAGGACGACCCGTCCGCGTATCTCCGCATCCTTCACTCGTGCATTTCCGGCGTGATCCGCGACAGCCGCGCTATCGTCGCTTCTCGTTGGGCCGACGCCGACCGCGCAAGAGCCTCCCTCGCCGCCGTTACGGCAGAGAGGGATAAGCTAAGGGAGGCGCTGACACCGTTCGCGGGATACCTCGACACGGTCGCGTCTGACATCGACAACAAGGGGAAACCGCTACCAGACGATCAAGCCATGGGCTGGGTCTATCTGACCGTTGGCCGTTTCCGCCGCGCCCGCGAAGCCCTCAAGGAGCCCACCAATGCCGAGTGACGAGATGGTCGAGAAGGTCGCGCGGGCGCTGTGCCGTCTGCACATCCAGAACGTGGCGCGATACGACAACCCTCCGCCGACCGAGGACCGCATCCAAGCGGGCGTTGACAACTGCTGGCAGCACCACACGGAGGCTGCCCGCGCCGCCCTCACCGCCGCCATGGGGGAGACGGAGCCGGTGGCTGATGGCGACGAGGAAGCGCAGTGCTACCCTGTTCATCTGGCGTGGTCGGAAGAGGACGAGGCGTGGATTGCCACATCGCCGGACCTTCCGGGTTGCTGTGCCGTTGGCGATAGCCGTCACGATGCTGTGCGGGAGATGCAAGGCGCGATCTTCGCGTGGATCGACGCGGCCAAGGAAGCCGGGCGCTCAATCCCCAAGGCAACGCTCTCCAAGCCTCCGGAGTGGGTTCGCGCCTCCCCCTCCGAAGCCGCCATCAGGGCGGACGAGAGGGAGAAGTGCGCGAAGGTGGCGGAGCGGTTCCCTGCCGCAGGACACCGCACCGAGCACGGTTTCCTTTACGGCCCGAACACGAAGAACGCCATCGCCACCGCCATCCGCGCGAGGGGGGGGGGAGACATGATAAAAACAACGCCTTGGGATAGCGCCCACCACTTGGTCACAGACAGGGATATTCTGGAGTATCTTCTGGCGGCCATTGATGAAGATGACATCGCCCTCATTCGATATGCTGCGGCTAAAGCCAGAGCCGCACTTCTTGCAGCAAAAGCGAGGGGGGAGACATGAGCGATCTACGTGAGGCTATCGCAGCCGCGATCACCGAGGCGCTGGACGGAAAGCCATGGGATAATCTGGGGGCCGCAGACGCCGCTCTCGCTGCAATAGAAGCGCAAGGCGTTCGGCTGGTGTGGATGAAGCCGGCGGTTCTTCCGGGGCCGCAGATGCTCAGTGAAACCACAATCACCATGACCGAGCCGGCGACTGTCGAGGTTCGGCTAGGCGGGACGGGAGGCGGCGAGGGAGACTAAGCCCCGTCCTCGTTCCGAGGGTCAGCGATGGCGCTACCGCAGGGGCCGGCAGTGCTTCGTCTTCTCAATGAGAAAGTCGAGGTTGCGTTTGGCAAGGTCGAGGGTGGCGATGATTTCTGCAAGGTCTGCATCGTGGGCGATCTTGGTTTCTCCGTTCGGCATCTCACCGACCACAAGCACCTTGGCGAACCCCTGTTGAGACGCCCATAGGAGGGTCGTGGCTACGCTATTCTCCGTCACGGTTCCCCCAGATGCTCACACTCGCAACGCCACATCAGGCACGACCAGACGCCATGCGTGGGGCCTAGATCGTTGATGAACATCCAGCCTCGCTTTTCGAACTCGGGGATGCGGTCGAGAAGGACGTAGCGAATGTGTCCGAAGGTGCGGGGCATCATACGTTCACCCGATGGCGGCCAATCTCACCGCGCTCTGAGTGCAGGACAATCGCCTGCATGACTTATCTCCTGCCGTGAGATGCGTGGAAATTGAAGTCAGCGTTGGCCTTTTGGCGAGCCAAGATTGCCTGCTCTTTGGTTTCAAAGAGGCCAAGGCTTATCTCTTTGTTGTCGACACTTATGCGGGCGCGCCACTTGCCAGCCTGCTTGTGCAGCGAAACACCGTGAGCGCCGCTTGTGTTGTTGCTCGACAAACGGCGGTTCTTGAGGTTTTCTTGGCGCGAAACAGACCTAAGGTTCTCAAGCCTGTTGTCATCTCGGGTGCCGTTTATGTGGTCGATGTCCGCAGTTGGCCATGCGCCTGTCGCCAGCGCCCACGCGACACGATGAGCCTTATAGAGGGAATTGAATATTCTGCCTGTCAGGTAGCCATGGGCGTCAAGCGACCCAAGCGCGGGTTTCCACGCGAAACAAGTGTTCCATCTTTTCCAATGCCGCTCACTCGGGAACATTTCCAGCGGGCGCGGAAGCCAAATAAGCGACCCAGTTTCTGCATCGTATTGCAGTAGACGGCGCAGGTTGTCTATGTCTATCTCTTTATTAGCCATGGCGAACGTCCTGTGTTCGTGGTGGTCAGGGCCGAGCGGTGTTGCAAGCACCACTCGGCCCGTTCGATTCTAGACTACCCGTCCAGCATCGCAACACGAACGCGCGCGACTTCGCCAAACTCTTTGTGATAAGTGATGACCTGCATGGACCGACCGGAAAGAAACCCGGAATTATGGTGCCATGCGTCCTGTGGTATTGGAGCCTGATGGCTCTCCATGATTACACCGTTCCCCTCCGTCGCGAACTTGGAATGATGGTGAATATGGAAGCCGTGGACATAGCGGAACTTGGTCGCGCCCCAATCCTCAGCGCGGCGATGCGCCATGATTGATGCCATGTCCTTCAGCTTGACGGTGTGTCCGTGCGTCGCCCCGATCAGCACGTTCCCGAACCGGTGCCAGAAGAACAGGGACGCATCCACATCCACCGTTACGTTGGGGTCGTTCCGATACCAGGCAAGGAGGAAGTAGGCGACGGCAACGGCTGTGTGCGTGTCGTGGTTGCCGGGGAGAATGCGGACGATGACCTTGCGGGCCTTCCGCCTAGCCGCGTCGATTGCCCTGACCTTCAGCCGGCAGGCAACCTCAAGCCCCTTCTGGTGGCGTCCATCCACGTCTAGGACGTTGTTGGAGCGGGCTGTGCGGTTCTCGTTGTTGTCCGCATGTGTGAGGTCGCCACCGCCGAGGAGGATAGCCGTGTCGCATTCAGGGGATCGGCTGATGGCGTCTTCGATACCCTGCCCGATCACCTGCTCGGCAATCTTCAGATCCCAATTGGTGCCCGTCTCGCGAGCCCACGTCAGAAGATTTATGTGCCAGTCGTTCGCCGGAATGAGGTTTAGCAGGTTCTCGTCTGGGGACTTCGGAGGATCGACAGGAGGCGCGCTCGGCTCATAGTCAGCGAAGGCCGCCTTGATGGCCTCCACCGCGTCCAGAGCATCCATGCCCTCTCGCGTCTTCACCCACCGATTAAGCACCCTCCCCTCTGCATCGAGAAGCGCGCTCTCGCCTTTGACGACATGGCCGGGCGGCGGCTCATAAGCTACGCCAGCGGCAGGGCCTTGCTTGATCCACTCCCGTTGCAGATCGCCATCGGGGCCTAGCTGCGTCGATGTCGATTTAATCTCGAAACCGGGAAGGACTGGACCCGTTCCCATCATCCCCCTTCGCGCTGCTATCTCCACGCGGCTGGAAAGGGTCGTGCGGGGGATTCCAAGGATTTGCGCTGCCTTGCTAGCGCCGTGGGCCTTATGCGCCTCCACGGCTTTTGCAAGGTCTTCGTCCGTGGCGTAGGGAGGCATCAGCGAGCCGGCCCCTGCGGTTTCAGCCCCTCCACGATTTGCCGGATGACGCGCAAGTCACCCTCCATTCGCAGGAAGGCGTCCCGGTCTGTCTGTCGTTGAAGGCGGTCAACCTCTCTCGCGGTTTCGACCTTATCAATCCGCGCCTCCATGTTGCCGATCCGGCTAACGATGGAATCCACCTTGGATTGCAGCATCATGAAGGCAACGAGAATGCCCGCAGCGGCGCTCAGGAACGTGTAAAGCGCGGAAGGTGCGTTCAGCTTCCAATCGAACTTGACGCCGGGCATTAACCTCTCCCCAACATTTTACAGATTGCAGACGAAGGAACCATAGTGCTGATGCCGGATGGGGCAGGGCCGAACATGCCGGGGGCCGAAAAAAGGCCGACAGTGACGCCGACCAGACGCCCGCGAACATCAAAGACGCCGCCGCCAGACATCCCGCCCCACACGGTCAGGTCCATGACGTTGACAAGAGCCCATGGCCCGTATTGCGCCGCCGAGGTTGCGATTTTGCCCGCGAACCTTGCGAACCTCACCGGGCCGGGGCTGCCGTATGCAACGACGGGCGTGTCTGGCTTCAGAGCGCCACAAGAGATGTCTGCCGAGGGAAGCGATCCCCCCTCATAGGTGAGGACAGCGACATCATATTCTTTGGCAATCCAAAGAACCTTGGCGGGATATTTCTTGCCGTCTGCCGTTTCGATTTCGATTCCGGTTTTACCGTCAACGACATGCGCGGCAGTCAGGAGAACGTTGCCGCCGATGTGTGTCGCTGATCCGTGCGCGCCAGAAATAACGACACGCACCGACGCGCCCTGCATGTCCTTCGGAGTGCACGCGGCCAAGGACAGCGCAAAAGCAATAGCGACAAGCGCCAGGAACCATTTAAAGGCACGGCTCATGGTTTCGCCCCCTTTCAAGGTCGGCGCGCCAAATCAGCACGTTAAATTTACGGCAATCGCAAGTTGATGTCTCGGATTTTGCAAGCAAATAGCGCAGCTTCCCACAGCATAACGCCATTGTGATATTATCGCCTGCCGCGAATAGCGCCAGCAAGTGCTGTAATTCCCTGTCCGATGACATGAACGCCAAAGAACGAGAGCAGGATTGCGCCCTGCCATTCGCTGAACGGGTGGGGGAAGGCCGGGATGCGCCAGCCGAGCTTGAACGCGGTGTCCAAGCCAACAAGGTTGAGGTGCAAGACGAAGGGAGCGGCAATCAGAACGGTGATCAGCCGCATCTCCCAAAAGCCCGCCGTGGCTAGGCGGATTTCCTTGGCAGCGGCGCGGTCTGCCATCTGTCGTTCAATGTCCTTGATCGCGACATCAGCGATAAGCCGTTCGGTCTCGTTCGCAGCCTTCAGCCGGGCTTCATAGGCGCGGGTTAGCTGTCCGATAAGGTCGCCAGTCACCCATTTCAGGATCGCGCCCCAGAACATCACTCGCCCCTGTTGAAGGTGACGCGCCCGGACATGACGAGCCAAGCGAAGACGCCGCCGACAGCCAGGATGGCGAGGAAGGCAATCAGGCCGTAGGCGTTTTCGATGTTCGGGAAGGCCAGTCCAAGGCCAGCGAACCAAGATGCGACCGTCATCCAGAATGGCTTGCTTTCGGCGGCCGGAACTTCGGTGCGGTCTTCCTCGACTTCGGCAACCTCGCCACGCCCGGCAGGCCCGGTTTCATCGGGCAGGGAGCGCCACAGAGCGGCTTCGGCGCGGCGACGGCGCACAAGGCCCGGAAGGACTTTCCCGCCGCCTTTGGTCCACATCATGAAGGCAGCGGGAACCTCACTCATCCGCCCGGAATTGATGCGGCGAACGACAGTCGAACGAGCGAATGCACCAGTCCCGATGTTGTAGCAAAGGGACACGCAGGCATCGAACTGCCCCTGGTTCAGAGGCTTCTTGACTGCCGCCGAGACGGCGCGCTCATACTGCCCAAGGTCACGGATCAGCATGGCCTCTGCCTGCGTTGCCGTGATCCGCATTCCGGGCGTTACATCGGGCGCGCCAGCCGCCGAAGTATGGCCGTAACCGATTGTTAGGACGCCCGCCGCGCAGCGGTATGCGCTCAGGCGCAGGCCCTCAAACTCCTTGATGAGCGCAAGGCCCTTTGGCGAGGTTCTCATCGCTCGCGCTCCCTGATGTTCCGGTTCATGTCGAGGACGAAAAGGGCGAGCAGGCCAAGCGTGATCACTCCCGCCGCAATCACGGCAAAGTCGTGTGTCATTGGCGGTATCCGGCTATTGGTTGACGAGCCCAATCCGATGAATCAGACTCTCGCGGATGGAGAGGATCGCGAGACAGTTTCGGCTCTTGGTTGCGGCTGGCGGCGGTGTGCTGCTTGTTCTCGCGATCATCGCCCTTGTGACGACTCCGCTATGGGTGTCGCTGCTGGCCTATGCCCGCTGGATTGCGCCGTGGCCGTTCTGATCACGAAACGACAAAGCCGTAGATGTAATAATCAGCCGTGACCGCCGATCCATGCGCCGCGGTCAGTGACAGATAAAGCGCAGAGGCGGTCGAAACACCCTGCCCGTATGCGGCAGCGGCGATTGTCTGACCAACGCGACTATCCCCTGTGAGATTGGCGTACCCTTGTGATGCACTTATCAGCACGTCACCGCCTTTGGCTGTAGACGTGTAGACACCGCCGACAGCGCTACTGGCAGCCGCGCTCGCATTGACTGCCTTTGCAATCAGGATCGTGAAGCCCGTAAAGGTTCCGTGCTTCGTAAATGCTTGGTCGGCGGTCGAGTTCATGTTCGCCCCGGTGATCGACCAGAGCAGTTGCGCCATGTTCTTGCCACGGATGGGAAGAGTGGATGAAACCGCCGTGGAGCTTGCCCGCAGCGCCTCTAGCCCCCCGGTACGAAGTGCGACATCGTTACCGTTGAACCCCTCAATAAACAGGCCGGAGTTGTTGCCGTAGAGCAGCCCGCGAAGAGTGCTTGCCGAAAGAATTTCATACCCGCCGAAATTCCCAGCCGCCGGGGTCCCGACCGACATAACGCGGGAGATGCCGAGGACATTAGGCGCACCCGGCCCAAGGATCGCGGCTGTGGCGCTGGTGTGGCGAAGGCCACGGACAGCCGATAGGATCAGCGTGTCAGCCGTCTTGTTTCCGGCGAAGTTGTTGCTTTCTGAAAGCACAATGCCTGTCAGTGAAGCGGACTGCTCTTCGTAGCCATAGGTCTGAGTGCCGCCCGCCCCGAGCGTGTCATAACCGCGGTTGCCAGAGAAGACCGTGCCAGATGCGTTGTAGGTCGCGTCCTGATACCGGGCGACAATACCAGGAGAGCCGCTGGTCTGCCCGTTATCAATGCAGGTGTTCCCCTCGACGATGCCGTTTTTGCCGCCGAAGTCGATGCCGGCACCGGAATTGTCAAAGCACAGGTTGTCGCGAACGATGCTATCAGCCGCCCAAATCTCAATGCCGCCGCACTTGTAACCATTCACGTCAGTACCGACGCCCCCTGTGATGCGGTTTCCTTCAACCGTCACTTTGTAGGTGTCAGCATCCGCTTCCACAGTCACGCCGGCACCGAAGCCGAAATCGGTAACGCGGTTGCCAGCGACGATTGTGTTCGATGACGCGATGAGGATGGCAGAGCCATTACACCGATTGTCCTCGACCGCATTCCCGTAGCTCGTGCGCCCGTCGTGGGAAATGATGATCGCCTGATTGAGCGCGTCGTCCGTGGTGGCCCGAGTGATCCTGTTTCCCTTGATCACGCTGTCACGAAGGCCAGTGGCGACAATGCTGACTGTAGCCTGATTGGGGAAATTGCAGTCGAGTATCTTGATGCGGTCGCACGACTGAAGGCCGAGGGCACCGTGCGTCCCCGATGGGGTCTTGCTGTTCCAGTCAATGGTGAGGTCACGAACCTCAACGTCTGACAGGCTCTGGAAGTGAACAAAATTGTCGGTGGGAGAGTTGTTGTCGAGCTTCAGGACGGAGTTTCCTGTGCCAGAGCCGAGCCATTTCTGGTTGCCGACACCATCGATGGGAGAAGCCGACCCCCATAGAATTGTGCCGTCAGGGAAATGGATAATGGGCGCAGCGGCGTTGATTGCCGCTTGGAGTGACGTCGCATCATTGGTCGCGTTGTCAGCCTTGACGCCCCACCACGTCACTTGTGCGTTAACGCCATCCCACTGACGAACCCACGCGCCGGACGCACCAGACGTATCGGATGCCGGGGGCACGTAAATGGCCTGCTGCGTGTCGGCTGTCACGGCGGAAGAGAGGTTGGACGAGGACCAGCGGAACAGCCCCTCTCGCCCTGTTTCCACGAGATTGCAGACGGGGAATTTCGTTCCATCGACTGATGCGAGAGTCACGCGGGTTGTCGCTGATGTGGCAACAATACCGTTGGCAAGCTCCGTTTCGCCCACGGCCCCCGCGTCGATATTCCATACGGTGCCGTTGGACGAGACGGTGATGTCGCCCTTGTCGCCATCGGGGACCTGGGGACCCTGAGGGCCGCGCTCGATCACCTCGACAACAATCGTGTCAAGTGTAGGCATTCAGCTTGTCCTTGGGTTTAGACGCAGACGCTATTCAGTTGCTCGGAAAAGCCCGCCGTCTGGCTTGACCACGTGATTCCGTCTGGCGATGTCTGGATTGCCGCTGCGCTTACTGATCGATAACCGACAGCGACAAACTGGCTTCCGGTCCAGCAAACGTGTTTCATGTCGTCAGAGCCGGCTGTGGTGCGCCCGGTCCACGTAGCTCCGTCAGGCGATGTTCTAGCTAAAAGCGTTCCGACAGCCACAAATTGAGTGCCAGACCAGCAGACGCCATTGACGCCGCTTGTTGACCCGAATGTTTCAAAGGCCCAAGATGTTCCGTTAGACGACCGCTGAACCTTACCCGCACCACCGACTAGAACGTAATATCCGCCGCCGTAAGCTGCCCCGCGCGAAACAAATCCGGCTGGCGTGTCCCACCGCGACCATGACGAACCGTTGTAAAACTGAACGTCATCGCCGCCAGTGCCAAGGACGACACTGCTACCATTTGGAGCAAACTTTACGCCAGTATACCCACCAGACAGAGCAACGCTAGACCACGATACGCCGTCCGATGATTCAAGAACGCTTGTTCCGGCAGAGGCAAACCATTTCGTTCCGTTCCATGTGACGCCAGCAAGGTTAGTGCTGGTTCCTGATGTTTCAGTTGTCCACGTTACAGCGTCCGACGAAGACAGGATTGTTCCCCCCTCACCGACTGCTATATATTTTGTACCTGAATTGAACACGTCAAACAGGTCGTTGCTGGTTCCGCTTGTTCTTGTGGTCCATGAGGAACCTGTTTCCGATGTCGCAATTCTGCCGCCGTTGCCGACAGCAACGATCAACCCCGCCTGACGCGCAGCGGGGACGAACCGACCAAGGCCCGGAATCATCGCGAGCCCGGAACCACTGAGATGTGAATGTTTGAACTATCCTCGACGAAGTAGCTTAGAAGCGACGTTCGGGATGCGGTCGTGTCGATGGCGACAGCAGAACCACCCTGGAACTTGTAAACAGCGTTATAGGAAAGCGTCCAACCGCCCGTGCCGTTCTGCTTCACAATAATGACGCCCGACTGACCCGCCTTTGCATTGGACGGAGCGCCGAGCGTTCGGGATGCCGTCAGCGTTACCGTGAAGTTGATGCCGGTCGCCATATCAACGGCAATCGTCGCCGCGTCCGTCAATGTGGCTGGGGCGGCTCCTGCCCATACCTGGTCCGTAGACAGAACCTTGTCTGCGGTGTTCCCGAGAAACTGCGCTGTGGTGGCTTCGGGAATCCGCGCAATGTCAAACGTGCCAGATGTAACGTCAGCCGCAGCGTGATTGTGGGAAGCCGCCGCAAAGGTGCTTGTGGGCTCAACAGCAGCCGTCCCGAGGCCAAGGGCAGTCCGCCCCGTCGCAGCGTTCCCGGTAAGGACAGAGCGCCCCGTTGCGGTGCTGTCGGTGATGTCGGTTGCGACAATGCTGGATACGGAGCCGGTTGGCCCCTGCGGTCCCGTCGCGCCCGTCGCGCCCGTGTCTCCCTTGGAAGCAATGACGCCCCAATAGGTCGCGTTCGGCGGTGCCTGATTGGTGTGAGCCATGATGCAGATATAGGAGGAGCCGTTATAGGATACCGCGTCATTGACGACGTAAGCCGTCGCGCCGGACCATGTGCCCTGATACTGGGTAAAGGCCGGTCCACGGTCGCCCTGCGGCCCCTGCGGACCATCCTCGATGACTTCAACAACTAGCGTCGTCATGTCACCGTCCATTCGATAAGATAGACGGACCCGCCAATGTGGGTGGTCGTGGTGCCGTCAATCGTGCGCTTGAGCGTCCAGCGGCCTCGGAACTTCGCATTCGGAAGCGCATCGGTGGCCGTGTCGGAGAGGGTGAACGTCGCCTCTCCCGTCGTGGGGCTGGAAATCGTCCACGCCGATCCTGTTGATGGATAGGACAACGTGGTCCCATCCGCGAAATCGAATTGGATTGTGAGTGTGGACCCTGTAAGATCAAGGGCGGTTAGTGCCCCGTCCGCCTCATAGTATTTGAGGCGAAGCTGTAGGGTGAAGTCGTCACCCTTCTTGATCTTGATGTCCTTGCGTGCCGTGGTGCCCATCAGGTCTTAATGATCCAGTTGGAGAACAGGGCGGGTGAAAGCGTGGTCGCGGCAGTGCCGGAGCCAACCGAAGAGGTCGTGAAGGTGTGGGTGTGGGCACCATTGGAAGATGTCGTGGTCGTGCCGCCCGACTTCATGCGACCAGCGCCGCCAGAACCGCCCGCGCCGTCGCTCTCAATCGCAACGGTGTGCGTATGAGCGCCGTCCGAGGATGTCGTGCCGGTGTGGGTATGAGCGGGGATATTCGCTTCAACCAGGGTCGTCTGTGCAGCGCCGCCCGTTCCACCGACGCTCGTTCGCCCGGTGATGGCAGAGGGGATGCGGGCCGCATCGCTGCCGCCCATGTTGTCGCGGCCATAGGGAGCCCTGCCCCGCATGTCGGGGACGTTGAATGTGGTCGCACCGTCACCCGTTCCGAATGCCGTCCCGATGACCGCAAACAGCGCCGAATAGGTGGAGCGGGAATAGGCCGTGCCGTCGCAAAGCAGGAACCCCGTGGGGGCGGAAGTCCCGCCATAGGGGATGTATCCACCAGTCGGAACCGCAGTGACGGATGGAGCGGAAACAAGCTCACCGACAGGATCGGCGGTGCGGACCGTCGTGCCTGCGGAGGTCTTCAGAACCGCCTTGCACATCCCGTCTGGCAGGTAGATTGCCGAGAAGGTGCCGGTGGAATCCGCCACGACAGGATTAGCGTGAGCCGTGGTCCTGTCCTTGTCCTGATAGACCGTGACAGGCGTGGTCGTGCCGGTCTCGTAGAAGTAGAGCAAGGCACCAGCAAGCGGCGCGCCGGAAGCCGCCTCGAACTGAGACCAAGGCGGTGAAAAGAGAGTGACGGACATTCAGCACCCCGAACGAAAAAAGCCCCCGCAAAGGGGGCTCGTGTGGTGGACGTGTGTGTGGACGTTAGGGGGCTGCTGCCCCCCCGGCTGGAACGTTGTTCCGGTCCTCTTCGCTCTGTCCGAACCGCTGATACGGAAGGGCGCGGAAGAGGCTGTTTGGGTCTACCGTTACGCCAAGTTTGTCGCCCAAGGTCGAAGCGAAGTTACGAGACGCAATCTGAAGCCCTGAGACGGTGGCGGCGGTAGGAGTTTGGATGGCAAGCTGATAGGCGCGCGACCAGCGAGCGGCAGAGGAAGCCGTAGCCGGAGACGCAAGAACGCGAGACACGACATTGCCGCCAAGGACGGTTGCCATCGTCGTGATAGGGCTAGCCAGCAAACCGGCACCGATGCCAGCAGCAGAAAGGTTCTGCGCCGTTCCCGATGGGTTGCCGAACCGCTGAACCTCACGCGAACGACTGGAAATCGTGGCAATGTCGTCAAGGGCCTGAGCGTGGGTACGGTTTCCGGTTGCCCGAAAGAGGATGTCCTTGCCCCGCTCGGAAAGCTTCCCGTAGTCAGTAACAAACCGGGCCGGGGAGAAATTCCCATCACCATCCCTTCCAAGGCGGGAGACGATGACGGAAGCTACTTCATTCCACTCGTCCGGCTGCATGGCCTTCCGGGCGGTCGAGAGCTTCCAGATGTCAGCCGAGGCGCGAGACGACGCGGCGTTCTGGATTTGGGTAATGATACCCTCGTCCGAATTGGCGTTCATGATCCGACCAAGCGTCTCGCGGCGCTGCGTCCAAGCCGAATACCACTGATCCGCCCTTTTATGCGCCTGATAGGCAGCGGGGCCGGCAGCACGAGCGGCAGCGTCAATATCAGCGGTCAGGGCCGCGCCAATCTGCTTGAGTTCAGCATTGGACATGCCCTGCGGCGTGTTCCCAAAACTGGTCATTTCATTCAGGCGGGTGCGGAGATCGCGCATTCCCTGGTATGTCAAGCCCCCCCTTTGTAGGGCTTCATCAATGACAGAGACGGCCTGCCCCTGCCCAAGCCCAGCCGCCTGATTGCGGGAGACGATCTGTTGCGCGATCTGCGAGGTCTGCCCAATAGGGTAAACCTGACCGGGCGGCACCAACTGCTCAACGCGCCCATAAAGCTGATCAGCGCGAGCCGGCATCGCGACCCTAACTGTCTGCTCGATACCGGAGCGAGCGGCAGCGCCGGCTGCGTCTGCGGTCGGGACGGCACCACCACCAAGGGCAGCGGCGGTGTCATCCATCCGCGCGCCCATCTGCTGAACCATGCGATCCGTGTTCCGAACAATCGGGTCCCCAGCCAAGGGAACGTTGCGAACGCCCTGCCCAACCCGCTGCATCGCGGTAGAATCCGTGGCGATGAGGCGAGGCACCTGCACGCCCTGCCTGTCAGCCGCATCTATGACAGCCTGACCAGACGGGCGGGTCGTGATGGCGTTCTGCGGAAGTCGCGGCCCGACAAGAGCGTTAAGAGCGCCTCCTGTCACACCGCCGACGACAGCGCCCGTTGCCGCCCTTTGCGCCCTATCAGCCAGACCGTCACCCTGACCGGCACCGAAGGCCGCGCCATAACCAGCGCCGACCATGGCACCCCGGCCAAGCCGCGTCATGGCATTCGCTGGCGCGGAAAGCTGACCCACCGGGAGGGCAAGGCCGCCGCCAAGCTGGGAGCCAATCGACAAAATCGGGGACTGTGCATCATAGGCCGCATTCACGCCGCGCTGACGGTCGAGGTTGGCCCCGTAACGCTGCGAGAAGGTCGCCCCGTCGCCACGCCCGACAATCGTGTCGAGGAACGCCACTGTATCGTCCATGAACGGGTTGACGCCGCGCGCCACGCCCTGAACAATCGTGTTTGCCGTCCGCATAACGGGGTTCTGCTCGGCAAGGCTGCGCTCTGCCTCCGCCTGCGCTTGCTGCCGGCGCGTCTGGCTGTCACGCGGGCGAATGGTGATCTCGGGAATGGATCGCTGCTGGGCAACCGCCTCGCCCTGTGCGGGGAGACCCCCCTGGAACTGCGCGAACGTCTGATCAAGGTTCGGAGCGGAAAGCGCACCAGGAGACGCGGGTGCCGTGGCTGCGAAGGTCGCGCCGACATCGGGCGTTCCGAGAGGTGCGCTTGCCGGGCGTGGGGAAGGCACAGGAGCCGTTGCGCCTTCCGGGGGCGCATCGTCCCACTGGATTGCCAAAGCGGGCTGTGCGGGGGCTGCGGAGGGCTGTGCGGCGTCGATCCTGCGGGGCGGGTTCTGCGAATAGTCGAACTGCGGCCTGTTCTGCCACATCTGGTCAACGACCTGCTCGCGGGTCGGCTGGGCACCGGGGGCGGCTGGGGCAGCGGGGGATGCTGTCGGGGCGGGCGTTGCTGCGGCTGGTGCTTCCGGGTCCGGGGTATCATCCCACTGGATGCCGGCAGTCAGAGCACCTGCCTGATCCCACAAGCCACCAGTCTGGCCGGGCATGGAAGGGGATGCCGGTGTGGCGGTTTGCTGACCGGGAAACGGGATGCCGTGCGGGTTGCTGGACGCAGACGGAGCATAGCCGAGCGTGAAGAACCGATGCCGCCCGATATCATGACCGGAACCGTTATCCCATGAGGGAGCCTGACGGCCAAGGCCAGCCTGTGCGGTCGGTGAATAGAAATGCGTCGCGCCCCCGGTCGGGTCCTGAGACTGACCGGAAAAGAACGGCTCTAGCGCCTGTGCCACCCGCTGATAAGACGGGTCTGTCGGCTGGATAGACTGAAGACGGGCGGCTGTGGTTGGGTTATTCCACGGCTCGAACTGATTGCGGGCGAACACGATGTCCCGAGCGCCACGACCAGCCGAGCGCATACGGTTGGCGATGACGTGGGCAACGGCTAGCTGACCGACAGGACCCTCGGATGCAGCCTCACCAATAACGGTGCGGATGATGAGATCGCGTTCGGTCGGATCAGTGATCATTCAGCTACCACCAACTGTCCGTTGCGGACGATAACGCGGGTTCCATCGGGAAGGCGTCCGGTCCTTCCTTCGGTCGCACCAGCGGGAGCCGGGCCGATGACGCGGGGACTAGCCGCAGGAGCGGCAGCGGGAGCCGCTGCGCGGGTCGCTGGCTGGCCTTGCGCAGGAGTGGCTGCCGACGCAGAACCGGCTTCCTTGGGAGCCAATCCGAGACGGGATAGCGGGATGCCAAGCGCCGCTTCAATCTCAGCCGTAGACCGGCCTTGCTGGACGTAGGTTCCTGCCAGCCTTTTCGCGCCGGCTTCGGCAACCTGCCGCTGGACTTCAAGATTGGCTCGAATGGCAGCAGGCGTCATGCCGGGGTTGATGTCAGCCTTCTCGAACGCGGCCTTTTCCGTCGCAGTCAGGGCAGAGCCGAACAGTTCGTTCCGGACCTTGTTCTTAAACCTATCGTAGGACTGCCACCACGTCGCCGCTTCCTGGTTCCCGATGCCGGTATTGCGCGCAAGCTGGTTCGCCGCATCACCGATGGCGGGGACGCGCCAGCCTGCATAGTTGTCCTGAAAGCCTGCGATGAAGCGGTCAGCATCCGAGACGCTTGATCCTGCATCAGACAGCTTGCCAATCGTGCCGCTATCAAGGCGCGGAGCCTCGCCACGTCCACGTGCCTCTGCCTGCTGCTTGATGACAGCGGGGTCCTGCGGTCCACCGGGGATCGGCTCAACGCCGCCATTGGCGCTGCGACGGAACCCGGCAGGAATGCCCTGCTGTGCGATCTGCTGCTGCTGCATCGTCTCCTGACGCTGCGCGCGTGCCTCGTCTCGGGTGTCGCGCCGGCCCTGCAACTCAATGGCCTGCTGGCGCTGCTGGATGCCCACAAGCGTCGCCTGGAGCTGAAGGGCCGCCTGCGTTGCCGCCATGCCACCCTGGATTTGCTGAAGGGCAGACATGGACGCCCGCGCCGCTACATCCGCGACTTCCGGGCGACCACGATAGGACGAGACGTTGACGCCGTTCTGCTGAAGGAAGTCCAGCCCCTGCTCGAACTTCGCAGGATCAACCTGACCATCTAGAGAACCGCCCTTCGCGCCAAGCGAAATCGAGCCGATCATCTGAATGGCCCGCATCGCCTGTTCATCGCGCTGGCGCTGCTGTCCAAGACCATCATTAGCCTGCTGAGACGCAAGCTGGTTGCCCTGAATGAAACCCTGCATCGGGTTGATCATGTTGTTCATAGAGACAGCCCCGACATGATGCCCGACGAATAGCCGTTATTCCCCGAGAAGCCGGAGAACTGCGGCTGCTGGCCCCAATTCTGAGAGCTAAAGGCGTTCATCACCGGGCCGTTCGGATTGGTCAGGTAGCCAAGCGCGGTGTTCCACGAATTAGCCCCCTGCATGATGCTGGACGCCTGCTGATTGCCGCCCTGCATCGCGATGTTCGACATATTCCCCGCCGCGCCCATTGCAGCCGCGTTATTCTGCGAGGTCTGCGTCTGGCCCATGCCCGCCATTGATGCGAGGCGGTTCAGGTAGTTTCCATATTCCTGATTGGCGAGGCCGCTGGTGGTGGTCGCAAGCGCCTTCATGGCGTCGCCGGAACCCGCCATGCCGAGAGCCGCAAGCCGGTTCTGGACCGCATCGTTCGCCTGCTGAACCTGGAACTGATAGCCGGGCGTCTGCTGGAACCCGACACCCTGCGTCATCTGCCCGCCCCAAGCCGAGGTGGCATTCGACGTTTGACCGGCGGGGGAATTGGCAATCCCGCCCGTCTGGAAACGGCCATCGTTCATGGCGTTCTGATTGGAGCCCTGGGCGTACTGCGAACCGACAGGCCCGGAGTTGGGATCGTAGAATACCGGGTTCTGCGGACGCGACAGACCTAGACCATCCATTAGACCATAAAGCGCGGTCTGCCCGGCATACATCCACGGTGCGTTGTCAACGCGGGTCTGCTGAAGCGCATCCCTCTGGAATTGCGTCGCCTGTGCCTGTGCCGCAGCCTGGGTGTTAGCCGCGCTCTTTGCAGCCGAGGACGATAGAGCCGCGCCGCCGATAGCGCCGGCAGCACCGACGCCAGCCGCGATCAGCCCTGATATTGCCGCCATTAGATAGCCCTCATGTAAGAGGTTTCCGCCTTGGAATAGCCGCGCCGCTCAAAGACCCGGCCAAGGGCCTTGTCGCGCTTTCCACCAAGACATGAGAGAGTGACCGCCGAAGCGCCGCGCGCCTCTGCCCACCATTCGAAATGATCCAGAAGGGCCATGCCATCGGCATCCGCCCACCAGAACGTCTCCACCGCGACCTTGTGAGCCGGGTTGAAGTAGAGAGGCACCAGAGCCCCGCCGATCATCCCCCGTTCATGGCAGAGAACGATCCCGTCCGGGTTGCTGATCGTACCCTCTAGAAACGCTGCACAAGCCTGCGGATCGTAGGGAACGAACGTATAGTCAGACATGGCGTGGAACTTCGCGCCCATCTCGACAATCCTGGGGATGTCGGAAAGACGAGCCTGACGGATCATTGAGCCCTGCGAACACCCGAAACCGTGAGCGTCACCGTATCGGCAACGCTGGCATATGCGTAGATCGACGCCCCCGGAGGGATGGCCTGATTGACCAATCCCGTGAGTGAAACACTCGACAGCGCCGGCACGTCCTGAAACGAAACCACGATGTATTGAGCCGCAGGGCTTTCGCCGTTCGGCACCACATAGACAACAACCTGGGCATCAGTTCCGGTCGGATTGGCTGCTGTCGCCGCCGTCACCTCACCCGCCTGATTGAACGAGAACGATGCGTAGGCAACCGCGCTCAAGGTCAGGATTTGACCAGCTATAAGCTGCTCAACGCTCCGTTCCGTGATCCTTGCGAGGTATGCCCTTGCCTCTCTCGTCAGGAACCGCCTGTCATCCACAAACTGAATGTTCTGCGGGGCGGCGCTCACCCCAGCACCTGCGCTTCCATGCGCCCTGAAACGACTGTAAACGGGGCGTTGTCGGTGAAGCTCAACCGGAACGTCCAGTCACGGGCAATCCCGAGGTTACGCCACACGGCGCGGCGCTTGTAATCACCCACAGCACCCAAGGCCCGCGTCCTGACGTTGCCGAAAGTCATCCCGTCCTTTGCAAGAGACAGCATGACAGAGGGCGAAACACCCGGATCAACAATCCCCGTCTCGCAATCGAGCCAGTAGGCGTCAATCTGAATGCGCTTGCCGTTGTTATAGATCGGCGGGGCGATTGCCACACGCTCGAGAATGTCGCCGTTGTCCTGATAGGCTGTCGGGACAAGCTGGCAGACGCCACCATGGCCCAAAACCACAGTCGCACCGAGCCGATGAGGCCCCACGATGTCCCAGGATGCGGACTCCCACGTCTTCGCCTGATGCCACGCACCCGTTGCGATGTCATAGGCGACCGTCAGACGCCCCGGAAACGTCAGAACATAGAACTTGTGCCCCGGAATGGCGTAAACCCACGCATAAGCGTCCGAATAGGGCCTTGCTTCGCCAATCAGGCGCTCAACACCCTCATCCGAGATGCGCGCGGGCCGGTATCCATCCGCCCGGTAGACCATTCCATCGTTTCCAAGCCAGAAAACCGTGTTGTCTTCGGCTGCAACCGTGTAGGCACCGCCGCAGCCCCTCTCAAGGGCAACGCCGCCAACCCGCTGAAACGAAAACCCGGACGTGCCGACGTTCTCCCACACCTCAATGGAGGTCTCACCGAACAGCCAAATCTGACGATGATCGGTGAACACGCGAACAAGCCTGTCCGGCTGGCTTTCGGCGGTGGCGAAATTCAGCACGCCAACCGTCGTGAAGTCGTTGAGGTCGGTCCTGTAGAACCGTCCCGAATTGCGGTCGTTGAACACGCCGTAGCCGTCAAGGGCAGCAAAGGAGCCTGCGGCAGTGATCGGCAACGATGTCTGCGAGAACGTCGTTCCATCCCATGAATAAAGGCCGAAGCCGTCGCAAATCCCGATCTGCGTGGCGTTCTCACCGAAGGAACACTTGCCGTTAGCGGTCTGAAGCGTCCCGAGACGAATGCTTTCCGTCGTGGTCAGGCGGTAGAACCCGTCACCAATGACAGCATAGTCACCGCCCTTCAGATAGGCGACGCCGCGCGCTTCTCCACTCACCGAATGGTTTTTCTGCACACCAGGGCGACCGATGCGGACCAGCCCGCCACGCCCCTGCGGGACCTTCTCAACGTACATATTGATCAGGTTTTCGCGGGTGTTCTGCTCTGTCGCACTCTTGCCCGCCTTGATGGCAAACGGCGCTTCAAGCATCTAGTAGTCCACCAGCCGCTGCGACGGCATGACCGGAATGTCATTGTCCGCGTTCACGCTGTCGGGATCAAAGGAGGCGTTCTGGATTGCCTCTTTCCCGTTGTTGCAGAGGTTCACCGTCACCGCGTCCGGCTGCTTGCCATAGCGGGGGGCAAGGCGGACAGCGAGACAGGCCGTGAACGCCTCGTTCCCCTCATCCGCAATGGACGAAAGCCCGTAGGTGTCCACCGATACCGTCTCGGTGAGGCTATCGAGCGTGGGGGCGGCCATGATGGTCTTTTCCAGCACCCACTGCTGAAGCATGTTGTTCAGTGCTGTCAGGCCGCGCTGCGCTTCGTAGTCCTGAAGCGGCTCTTCGGCCTCGTCGATCCCGAGCATGGCGCGGGCGTCAACGATGATGTCGTGTGCTGTCGCCATGGGAACCTCAAATGAATGGGGGAGAGGCGAACCCCTCCCCCGGTCTTGTTACGCCGAACCCTTGATGAGGCCGGCAGCGACCATGGCGGCGCGAAGCTCGTTCACCAGCGTCACGATGGCGTTGGCCTGAGCCTCAGAGTAGCCGTAGGGGGTCGATGCAGTGGCAGCCGTGGCAGCAACCGCAGCCTGAGCAGCACCGGAGCGCTGCACGATCGGGGTCGCACCATAGAAACCAATCTTGTCGGTGGCCGACTGACCAAGACGCGCGCCGTCTCCACCGCCGTCCGAGAGTTCCTTCACAGCCATTGGACTGTCCTTTCAGAAAAGAGGAAGGGGGCGGTGGTTAGCCGCCCCCATGGGATCAGGTCGAACCGCTGATGCGGGTCGCGAGGCGCGGGTCGATGGTCTTGACGCCATAAAGGATGTCGAGACGCCACATCGAATGGTCGTTGATGCCGTCATAGACGGGGATCACACGAACCGACGTGCCCTTGTAGGTCTGGCGACCCACCTGGGTTGCGCCCGGAGGCGAGACAAGCGGGACCGTGACCAGAGCGAAGGCGTTCTTCTGGAACACAAGGTTCTGGCGATACGGGGTCGAAGCCGTACCGAAGAACGTCACGGCCTGGTTGTTCAGGTCCGTAACAGCCGTGATGTCGACGTTCTTGAAGGCACCCGTCCAGATCATGGCCGGATAGATCTCAAGATCCGTCTCCGAACCCACCGCAGTCGCGTCGGAAACAACGACGAACTGCTTCAGGAACGGAAGGCGAGCCTTCGTGACCGGGTTGACGGCCCACACGCCATCGATGGTGAAGACCTCACCAGCCTTGATCGTGTCGGTCGCGCCGCCGAGGGTGTCGATGTGGATCGTCTGCACCATGGTGTCCTTGACCGACGCATACGAAACGGTCGAGGCGGTGATGGACAGGTCGATCAGCGGGGAGCCGGTGCGCGAGCCCATGGTCAGGGACTGCACGTTCTGGCTCATGTGGGTGTCAACGCCACCGATCATGCCGAGCGAGCCCTTGCGATAGGCACCCTTGGCAACGTCCTGCATGTACAGGGCGGTCTGGGAGCCAAGCAGGCCCCAATGATCGGAGGGAGCAAGGGCAGCCATGCGACCCTCAGAACCCACCGCATATTCGTCAAGGCGCTGGGGGCCAAGAGCGAAGTCAGCGTAGGAATTGATGGTCTGGCCGGCAGTGCCAACCCACGACGGGATGTCCTTTGCGAGAGCCGCAACATCGCTGTCGATCTGGTTGGCAAGCTGGACCATAGCCGGCTTGATGGCGCGCTCGGTCAGGTCCTTGATGTTCAGGGACAGTTCCTGCGAGGTGAACTTGAAGTCCACGCCCTTGCGCTTGTTGACCTGGATGGTCGTCTTGCCTTCCACCACGTCCTGAGCCGAGGCAACGGCACCGTCACGAACGGTGTAGTCAGCCGGCTTGCGAATCGAGATGGTGTCGCCAACGGTGTAGCCGTTCGGAGACATGTTGAAGTCTTCCTCATAGCCACGGAACACCTTGTCCGCAAAAATGAGGTTGTTGTCGAGAACTGCCACCGCCGCTTTCGCGATGATGTCAGCCGTAAGCTGGGAATTGGACATTTCGGGGAGCCCTTAGGCAGGCACCCGCATTAGCTGGCGTCCTTCAGCAGCCATGCTGCAAAGGCGTCCATGCTCATGTTGTCGGGTGCTGGTGTCGTGGAAGGCGACCCACCCCCGGCCAGTTTCGGCGCGGGCGGCGGTGCCGTTGATGTTCGCTTGGGCGGCGGGATCGAAACCTTCGCTTCGATGCGGCCGAGTTCCAGACCCTGACGGGCTGGCGGGAGTGACGCGATGCGCCGTGCTTCCTCGGGATTCTTGCCGAGGTAGTAGAGGATGGCCGGGCCGTTATCGTGCTCTGAGATAACGTCCGCCATCGTCTCCGAGACGGGCAGTTGCGGGTTGTGCGCGATGATGTCGAAGTCGGGGAACCGATCCTTGACGGTCTCGACCTTCTCACGCCATGCGGAATGACGCGCCTCTTCGGCGCTCTTGCGGGCTTCCTGCGCCTCTTCCTTCAGTTCATCGGCCCGCGCCTGCTTGACTGCGTGGCTGGTCAGGTCGGCCTGGAACTTCGTGGGATCGTCGTAGGAATCGGGGTTCGGGGCTTGCTGCGCCTCAAGGACCTTCAGACGCGCCTCTAGTGCTGCGGCGCGGCGTTCGGCTTCCTTCTTCGCGGCAAGGGCCTCTTCCACACGCTGTTGAGCGCGGGATTTCGGCTTCTCCTGCTTCTCTTCTGCCGGTTCCGGGGTTTCCGTAGTGGCTTCTGTTTCAGGAGCTTCGACCTTTTCGGTGGTCTCGACCGGGGCCTCAGTTTCAGCCTGAGGGACGGCTACCGGCTCAACGTCAACCGGCTGCGTGGTCTGCTCTTCCATGGTTCTCACATGAAAAAAGCCGCCCCGAAGGACGGCCTCTGACCCGGTTCAGCCGGGACTGTCAGCCTTGCGCGGGCTGAATCGCGATCTCAGGGTCCATGATGACCGGAGGGGCCATGAGGTTCTGCATGGCCTGTGCGGTCTTGGCCTTCTCGCCTTCCGTCTTCGCCATGGTGTTTTCGATCTTTGCCGCCTTCTCGCGGGCCTCAAGCTCGGCCATCGGGTTAGGCTGCTGCTGTTGCTGCATGGCCTGTTGTGCCTGCGCCATCTTCTCGGTGTCGCCGCCGGTCTCATCGATCATGTCGAACAACTGCTGAAGCGGTGGCGGCAGCATGGCCTTCAGGCGGGCCGCGATGACCTCGTGTTCCGGCCAGTCCATCATCTTCGCGATCTTGTCGAGCATCGCCGGGGCAGCGTTCGGATAGGCACGAGCGAACTCAACCATGGCGTTGGCGGCTTCGATGCGCTGCGTGTTGTAGCTCGGTCCGGTCGAGACCGTGACATCGTACTTGCCGACCGACAGATCGTTGATCGTCATCGGCTCGCCATTCTCGGCAATCGTTGTCTGGTTGACCTTCACCCAGGCTTCGGAGCCATCCTCATTCAGAAGACGAACAACGCGCTCGGTGTCATAGATCTTCGGGATCAGCGCACAGACGATCTCGCCGGCCCTGCGGATGGCGTAGGCGAGGTTGTCGAAGAAGTGGTAGGTGGACGTGTCCCCTTCCCGCTGACGGGCGAGGATGGCCTTGCCAGAGGTTTCATTCGACTTCGCACCCAAGCCAGCATCGTAAATGCCTGTCGTGCCCTTCATGTCATCGGCTGCGATCTGGGCTTCCTGCCAGAGAGCATTCGGAGGCTGCGGCGCGGCGATGCGCTGCGGAGCGCCAGGAGCTTGCGGGTCGGGGCTGTAGAGCAGGTACGGAAGCGGCGAGACGTTCGCACGATCCCACATCGCACGGTGGTTCTTGATCTGCTCGGGCGTGAGCATGAACGGCGCTTTGGGAGCGAGGGCAATCAACTCGGCAGCCGAGGAGCGCCAGTAGTTGTAGAGCCTCTGCGGGTCCTTCGCATGACGAATGAGGCCAGAGCGGACAGCCTGCGTCCCGATGACGGTTTCCTCGCCAATCACCGGAATGATCGGGATATGAGCGACCGGGAACTTGTAAGGGCCTTCAAGGACCTCCGAACCCGAGACGATGACCATCTCGACCTCAAACCCGTCCACCTCACGCTGGATCGGCTCGCCATTCTGATCCCTTGCAACGGGAAGGAACGGCTGAAGCTCAGGCTTGAAGTCCGACAGGTTGACGGTCTTGCCGTCTTCCATGAGAGCGAGCGTGTATTTCTTCGGCTTCTTGTACCAGTACTCCGCGATCCGCATCATGGAATCATCGCGCCAGAACAGGAACGTGTCCTGACTGGCGTCAACCGGATCGACAGGAGACAGAATGGCCTTGGGATACTTCTTCTTGAACGCCTCTTCCGTGATGCCATCGACCACGAAGCAATAATCAGCGTCCGAGCGGTCGATCTCCTTTGCATTCGGATCCCAGAACACACCAAGCGGGTTCTGAATGGCCCGGATGATGATGTCCTGCTCGGTTACGCTGTCCTTGCAATACTCGGTCCCGACGCGGAAGTGACCAACGCCACAGGCCACCGCAGCCTGGAACGCCATCGTATAGACCATATCGGCCTTTGAAATGCGTTCGATCTGGCGAACGATGCCATTATACATCCGCGCAATCTCGGGGTCGCCCTGATCATCGACGGGAGACACCTTGATCGCAGGACGAGACTGCCGCATGTCGCCCGTCACCTGACGGATGAACTGCGGCATCCGGTTGACCGTGATGCACGGACGGCCCTGCGCTTCACGCTGCCTGCGAACGTCCGGCGGCCACTGATCGCCAGCGACGAACTTCAGATCGGACAGCGCATCGTCACGGTTGTCGCGGTCGGCTTCCCACGCGAGGTTGAAGCGTTCCATGACCTGACGGTGCTCGGGCTTCTTGCCGCCCTTCTCCATTCCGTCAGGTTCGATCATGTGAAGACCAAATATCCGTTCACATCACCGGCAGCCGGTGCGGTGTCGTCGCTTTCAGCCTGCCCCGTTGTGATGCGGTAGGAAATGCCGTTGGAAAACGGAATGCCGTAAACGAGAGGAGTGCTAACAATGGGGGTGGTGCCAGTTGCGCCAGCAAACATTGTGAAAAGCGGAATGTCAGATGATGTCGGGGCCGTCGCCTTGTCATAAATCTTAATGAAGCGCCCGGATGCGGCGTAGTTGGTGATAAGCCCACCGTAAAGCCGCCCCGGCGTCGCTTTCACGACAACGCCGGTCGTGTTGGCAGCCGATCGGATCGCCCTTGTGACCAGCGATTCACCGTGCTGGATGATCTCAAATCCATTTGCCATATCTTACACTCCCAGCCATCCGCCCGAATGCTGGGGCGGGCCTGCGTAGAACTCGACTTCATCGAGCTTGGGGACGGCCTTGCGTGTCGCTTCAAGGGCGTATCGCAGCGCGTCGATGACGTGGTTCTTCTTGTCTTCCAGAACGGGAAGTATCTCGTTGGTCAGCTTGTCGGTCTTCCACGAGTAGAGCGTCAGTTCATCGATCAGGTGGGTGCACTTGGGATGCACCACGATGTCCACGCTCTTCAGGAACTCAACGCCATCCTTGACGCTGTTCGGGCCTTTCTCAGCCCCATGGATGTTGAAGCCAGCCCGCCGCATGAATGAGATGGTTTCAGGTCGAGAACTGTCAGCGGTGATCGGCCACTCCCTTGAACCGCTGATCTGGTCGAATAGCTGCGGCGTCCGGTCGATCTCGCAACCGATCTTGTGCGCCTCTGCATCAATGTAGAGCGTTCGATCCCACAGGTAGGCACGAACCAGGACGGTCGGATCAATGGCAAAGCCCCAATCCGCTCCGAAGTAGGGCCTTGCGTCCGATGGAACGTCCAGGCGATCAATGCGCCAGTTCCGAAAGACGCGGGCCTCGCTGTTCCTCTGATACTCGCCTAGCCAGAT